GCAGACTTAACAAAAAAAGATTTTAATCTTCCGCGTAAAGCTCCTGCCGTAGCCTCAATCAAAGACGAAAAAATTTATAACGCCTTGGATATTCCACTGAAAGCCGGAGGAGAGAGTCAGGATAAAGGCCCTTGGAAAGGAGAGTTCAAAGGGGAAGCCAATAGAACAGAAGCTTACGCCAAAGGAGATTATGTTTATATTGAAAAAGACGAAATAAAATATTATTATGTAGCCAAAGAAGCTTTGCCTATAGATTTAAACAAAAAAAATCCACCCCCTAACCAAACCTATTGGATGGCAGACCAATGCTCCAAGACCCTAAACGGATGTCGTTTAAGGTGGGGCCCGGAAGGAAGCGCTTCTCCGGGTACAGATGAAGGAGCCTGTCCCATAGGGTTCGGGAAGGGGTTACCTTTTGGAGGTTTCCCAGCCGCAAGAAAAGTAGCGGGAGGGAGATAAACAATGAACATCACTCCAGAAATCAAAAAAACCATTAGAAAACACGCCCTTGGGGAAAACCCAAAGGAATGTTGCGGAATACTTTTCGAGCAAAAAGAAAACTTGGAGGTTTTTAAATGCGCGAACCATTCCGAAAACCCGTCTAAGCATTTTTACATCCCAGCTAACGACTACCTCGAAGCATCTTTTTGCGGACCGATTCGAGCCATTTACCATTCTCACACTTCAGAAAATGAAACTTTTTCAGAGAACGACAAAATAAATAGTCACAACCACCAAATCACATTCTTGTTATACAACACGGTAAAAGACTCTTTTTTCTCCTACGATCCCTCTAAGGAGAAAACGGTAGAATTAAATAAAAATTTTATTATCGGAAAATCTGATTGCTACACTCTCGTTAAGGATTACTATAAAAAATTAAAGATCACCTTGTCGGGGGAAAATTCCCTTGGTAACGATTGGCATACAAAAAACCCCCATTTAATTCACGAACTATTTAACCTTAACGAAACAAACCCATCCCTTCCCATAGAAGAATTAAAGAAAGACGTTCCCCTCAAGAAACATGACGTTCTTGTTTTTGAATTTCGGAAAGGGTTAGGACCGAATCACGTTGGGGTTTATATCGGTGACGGAACCCTCTACCACCACCCAAGAAACAAGTATCCGACTGTAGAGAAACTCGGAAAACATCACTTAAATAAAGTGTGTAAAGTATATAGGCATAAGGAATTAAATGAGCAAGGTAAAAGTTAAACTGCACGGAATTTTAGGAGAACAAATGGAACAAAACGAATGGAGTTTTGTTGTCCAAAATGTGGGGGAGGCTATCAGGGGAATTCAGGCTACCTGTAAAAGCTTTTATCCCGCTTTGTTAAAAAATGACAAGAAAAATATAAAATACAGAGTTTTAATAAACGGAAAGGATTTCATAGCTAACGACTCCTCCAAGCTCAACACTAGAGAAGGCCTAAAAAACTCGGAATTATGCATGAATAAAATATCAAACCTAAAAACCCTAGATATTATCCCGGTTATAGAGGGGTCTGACGATTGGATGGACTGGCTTATGATTATCGTAGGAATTGCGTTAATTGCCGTGGGAGGGTTAGCTATAGCTGGAGGCGCGGCTTGGGCAAGTACGTCGGGCATGATGGTTATAGCCGGAATCGGATTGGTAGCGGCAGGAGTTGCCAATCTGTTAACTCCGGATCCAGAGTTCGATGACTTTAGGGAGATAGAAGGAGGAGGGAGACCTCCCTATATTTTTTCGGGCCCTCAAAACGTAGTGAAAGAAGGAGGTCCTGTTTTTGTTGGTTACGGTAGATTACTTGTGGGAAGTCAAGTTATCCAAACAACAATAGATTATTTCGATGAAGATGCGGGGGTAGACAAAAACAAAGATTCGGAAGGCGGTGTAATTTGGGGAGAAAGAAAGTATGGATTAAAATACAGCATCCCCAATATCGAAGGAACAATAAGCAACAGAATGGAACCGGGAGAATAAAAATGGGAGGCGGAGACGAAACACAAGCACGGCCCGTAATAGTTGATCAGGGAGGGGTATCCCTTCCCAATCAAGGGAATAACCTCTATGTCACTAGCAGTGATGCTGAAATAGCTGATCTTCTGTGCGAAGGGGTTATAGAAGGCATCGTAAGCGGAAAATACACTTACGAAGGTAACATAAACCAAACCGGCTATAACACAATGGGTTTCTCCCCCTATCAGTCAACGGGGGTCTCTAATGATCTTGAGCCGGATTTAGGCTTCTTGCAATCTGTTTATTGGAATGATGTTCCCGTGGTGGATTCGAATGGGTTTTACAACTTTACCAATATCAATATTGAATACGTAAAGGGGACTCCAGCAGGAGACCTTCCGAACTTAAGCAGTAAACTTCCAGCTCAAGAAACGCTGGACCTCAGCGTATTAAGAAACATCGGGGAAAGACTTTATGGAATATCAATCCAAGGAGGAAGTTCCCCTTCTATAATCCATAATTCAGACAAGTTAGTTTCCAATGCCGCACTAGACACCGTAGCTAAAACCTACACCATCCTCAACAGGGAATGTTCAAAAATTCAAGTAAGAATAAAAGTCGCAGGTTTGTTTGAAAACATTCGAAGCGAAGACGCTCCCAAGACTTACGAAGACAGTAAAGAGCTTCAGAAGGGTCATGTAGCTTCGACAGGCTACGGAGACACGAAAGCCCGCTCTGTAGAATACTGGATCTACTTCAAACCGCTTTTCGACCAAAGATTCACTACCGTAGCGAGTGGATCGGGAGGTGAAGAAGTCCAAACTAAAGACATTAAATGGTCCTCGCCGCGTAAAGAAGTTGTCCAAGGTAAAATAGAGCAAGTATATATTAGAAACACCACAATAGATCTTAAATCTGACTATCTTTACGACCCGGGGTTTGCGGGGTGGACTATTAAAATTATAAGGGTAACCCCCGAATCTCTCACCTCCTACTTAAGAAACCAAACTTATGTGGATTCTATTGTCGAAATTTACGGAACCAAACTAAGACATCCTTATAGTTCAATGGTATACTCTAAGTTCGATGCTGAATTTTTTACCCGAATTCCAACCCGTTCTTACGATACCAAACTAATAAAAGTTCAAGTCCCGAACAACTACGACCCAATAAAGAAAACTTATGGCATAAGTGACGCCTTAAGCCTAAACCTACTTGACGGAGATGGGAATGCCGCCATATGGCCCCAAAGCGTAAAAGTAAAATCTCGCCTTAGGAGCGGTCAAGTGGTTACGTTCGAAGGGGGAGGAAAATTTACATTAACCCAAAACACTCCCGACATAACCTATCCAACCAACTTTTATCAAGAACCTAACACGTATAGCCTCCTGCACTTTGACGGAGCAAACGATGCAACCTCTACAAGCGACTCAAGCACTTACGAAATACCAATCTCTTTAAATGGAAGCGCTAAACTCTCCACAACACAAGAAAAATTTGAACCTTCCAGCCTTTACCTAGACGGAACCGGAGATAGCGCAACATTAGGGGCAAGCGACGGTTCTTCATTTGCGTGGAGTAACGCCAGCTGGGGAATTGAATGCTGGGTAAGGCCAGACACTGGATCTTTATCTGCTGACCGGATGATTTTTGACTCGGACGGGGTAATTTACTTACAAACAAACACGGCTGGAAAAGTAGTCTTGCGTGCCAAAGACCAGACAAGTGGCAACCAATTTTTAACTATCACCACCACCCAAGCTTTAACTGTAGACACATGGCACCACGTAGCAGCCGTAAGAAACGGCAACGACTTTGACATTTATATAGACGGAACCAGTTACGCAAACGCCACCTTCACGAACACTATCAAGACTGCTAGTGCAGCCTCCACAATAGGGGAATATGAGCAAGGTGGTACGGGCTTGGAGCAGTACTTCAAAGGATACATAGATGAATTCCGCATAACAATCGGAGAAGCCCCTTACACAGAAGATTTCACACCACATACAACAGCTTTCCCTAATCCTTATCTCATTACCAACTACGGGGTTCTTGCGGGAACTGTTCACTCAAACCAAACAGGGGCCACAACAGAAGGCTATTCGGGAGGAACTTATGATGACAATTTTTGGGATGGAGGTTTCAAACAAATAGAAAACTGGCCCACGCCTTTAGCCCTACCTCTAGGAGACCCTCAAGTAACTAAGGAATGGACAGATAACCCAGCATGGGGCTTCTATGACCTTCTCACCAACCCGCGATATGGCTTGGGGGATTATATTGATGCATGTCAGGTCGACAAATGGGCACTTTATGAAATAGCCCAGTACTGCGACGTGCTAGTCGATGACGGTTACGGCGGCATCGAACCAAGGTTTACGATGAACCATATAATAACCTCAAGAGAAGAGGCGTATAAGGTTATTAATGATTTATCTTCAGTTTTTCGTGGTATCGCCTATTATTCCAACGGCCTTATACAACCCGTACAGGACGCTTATAAAAAACCCATCTACCAATTCAACAACACCAACGTAGTAGAAGGAAATTTCACATACGCTTCTTCGGCCAAAAAGACCCGACACAGTGTCGCCTTAATTAGGTATACCAACCGAAGAGATTTTTACAAACCAGCTGTAGAATATGTGGAAGACGAAGAAGCTGTCAAAAGATACGGCCTCAGGGAAATACAAACAACTGCCTTGGGGAGTACTAGCCGGGGTCAAGCAAGAAGATTTGGCACATGGTTGTTGGCCAGTGAATTTGAAGAAACCGAAACGGTTTCTTTTTCGGTAGGTCAAGACGGGGCCTACCTTAAACCGGGAGATATTTTTCAGGTTTACGATCAATACCGTACCCCCTTGAAATTCGGAGGACGAACAAACAATGTGGAAGGGGTACAGGCAGCCCCCAACACCGTAAGTTACTCGAATCAAGGCCTAGCCAACCCCACTGACCAAGACGGATCGGTTACGGGGAATAGTGTCACAATTGACAATGCTGTAAGCTTCACTAAAGATCAAGTATACAAATTCTCACTACTTACCCCTACCTATTCCTATGATGCCTCGCAAATTTCCGACATAACCTCGGACGACATTAGTAAGATAAGAAGGCCCCAGATCCAAAACCTATATTTTTTGGGAGGTCATACCAGAACCGTAACGGGCGCTTATGATTCCGACTACCAACAAGGCGGCAGCGGAATAGCCACACAAATTTATTTCCATACGGGTCTGATAGTGGAGGGGGGAGAACCCATAGGAACAGGCAATCAATTAGATTTTGAGAATTATGTAATAACCGGATACACTAGCAACTATATTCAAGGACCCGCAGGAGATATCGCGGAATCTTATTCGGGAGGGTGCTTCTCGGGTCAGAATCTAATATGGAGTCTTGAACCAAATAATCTTGACAATCCTGAATTAATGAGCGGAAACCTTTCTAGTTATAGGGCTATCAACATTTCCGAAAACGACGACAACTCCACTTACAACATTTCCGCCTTAGCCTATTCGACAGGAAAATATTCAAACGTCGAATCACGCCAGTCCTTCGTGTCCCCCACTTTCAGCAAGCCCATCTATTGGCCTTATATCGACGTGGGTGGAGGTGGAACCGTCAAAAGAATCAAAGACGAGTATTCTATAATAAAAGGTTTTCCTCAGGAAAAAGGACTAAAAGAAAAAGCAATCAACGGTTTTCTATATCCCACTGTTGAAATTAGGTTTCCTGAAGCTGGGGCGAAGCTCATAGAATCAAAGCAAGGTGCAGATCTAAAGTTTGCAGTAGACCCCAACACCACAAATCCCTCTA